GTTCTTATTCGTACCAAACAGTGTGTGTGCGTGTGTGTCTCACAGGGACGAAGACACGAAGAGGTTGTTTGAAAAGGTGTATTACTACATAGAGAACTTACCCTTTGAAGTGACCTTAGAAAAAGCCAGCGCCAGTAGATTAAGGATTAAGGAGATGAACACGGACTTCATTATAGGAACAGCTGGTTCTAAGACGTTTGGTAGGGGTGATACTATTCACTACTTACACTTATCCGAGTTTGCTCACTACGGCAACTGGGACATGATAACAGGTCTTTTGAATGCTGTTCCTGACGATTTAGACAATACTTGGGTGGTTAAGGAAACTACCGCAAACGGGTATGGAACTCCTCATCATATTGCATGGCAGGATGAAAAGAGGGGAGCAAGCGTGTTTAAACCAATATTCTTTTCCTGGGCTGACAATCCTGAATACCAAATGGCTATAACTGATGAAACAAAATTTACTACCGAGGAAAGAAATATACAAGAGTCGTTAGGCATTACTGACGAACAGTTGCACTGGAGACAATGGAAGATTAATTCTATGCAGCCCACACAGGACTACACTAGAGAAGACCTATTCAAACAGGAGTATCCAGCTACTGACACGGAAGCATTCCTTTCTACGGGACGACCTATTTTTGACCCAGAAACACTAGAATGGTACGACCAAGCTATATGTATAGAACCACTTAAAAGAGGAGAACTTATAGGTTGGAACCCTCCATATGTACAAGAAAAGAACCTAGGAGAGCTTAGAATTTATAAAGAACCAGAGGACGGACATAACTATGTTGTAGGTGGGGATACCGCAGAAGAAGGAGACTACTCTGCACTTGTTGTATTAGACCGAGAAACTATGGAGCAAGTCGCCTTATGGTGGGGTCATATTGACGAATTTGAACTTGCAAACGTAGCATTTAGACTTGGTACCTACTATAACACAGCACTTATAGGAATAGAGCGTAACAATATGGGCGTTGCTGTAGTGAAAAAACTAGATGAACTTGGTTACAAAAACCAATATAGGATGGAAGTTATAGACGAATTAGGGAATAAGATTAGGGATAAGTTAGGCTGGGAGACGAACAGTAGGACAAGACCGATACTTATAAGTGACTTAAATCAGGTAATAACAGAGCGTAAAATGATTATTAGAAGTAGGGAGATAATAGGTGAAATGAAGAGTTTTGTTAAAAACTCCAAAGGAAAACCAGAGGCTCAGTTAGGAACTCACGATGACTTAGTTATTGCAACTGGAGTGGCGTACCAGATGTATAAGAGTGTGCCAAATAAAATAGGTAGTGGGGATATTTATATTAGAAAGTATAAACCCAATACGACATTAAATAATTTTAGTAGGAATTAGTATGGAAGACATATTAAGCGCCCTAGACGATGTTACTGTAGGAAAAGCTTCTACAAAAACAGAGTCAAAAGTTAAATCTGCTCCAAGGGAAACGGCAATTAAAATGGGCAGAATTGACTATAAAAACCTTAAGGAGGTTTTAAAATCTAAGAATCTTTACGCTGTTAAAAACGTAGGGAAGACAGATTTAGTGTGTGACTGGGATTTAAACTTAATGCCAGAAGAGTTAAAACCAGAGTTCGATAGCTACTTAAGTGATAGGTACAATGTGTATCAGATTAAGGAAGCAAACCTAGACTTCAGGATTGTAGTTCTTTACAGGGAGGGACGAAGCATAAACTTTATGCACCAGTTCATGACTGAGAAGAAGATTCCTAATCTTGAGACAGTTCGAGAAGGTAGAGAGGTTTTAGTTAAATCTCAATTTGTACTACCTGTTGGAAAAACTGCAATTGTTACAGAGGACCAGTATGAATCCCTTAAGAGGTATGAAAAAAGAAGGCAAACTTCTGATGCTGGTGTATCAGATTGGTTTGGAGACCTAGTGTTTAAACAGATAACTGACCCCGATAAGCTCGAAAAGGTCGAGTACAGTTTTGTTACTGTAGCTGACATTAAGAACAATGAGTTTGAAACTCAAGAGCATGAGTTGGGTTCTGTTAAGAAATCTGCTACAATTGAGTATTCAGATGAGCTGGATGAACTCTAATGGTTGAACTGATTTCGGTCAAAAAGAGGAATAAAGAGTTTGACGACTTTTTAGAAAGGCTTATACAAACTGGCTGCAGTTATGAAGCCGTCATAGAAAATGGAAACGTTACAAAGCTTTATGTTCGCATTCCAGACAACGGGGATTGGAAAGACCTTAAGTACGGTAGAATACTTGGGTCAAAAGTGGTATCTTATAAACAGACAATATACATTCCTCGTATAGTAGACGGTAAATTTATTTACAATTACAATGGAAAATAAAACAAACGGGTTAAGTGAGTCCGAGATTAAGTTTAATAAACTACTCTTAGAAGCCGTAGAAGCTAACGAGGTAGGATGCTTCTGGAATGATGGTCCATGGCGTGACAGGTGGGATATTCAGAGAAAGTTCGCATACTATTTCTATGAGGATATTGACCAGAGTGATGGTTACCGTTCTAATGTAAAATCACCAGAAATTGTTGGTAGAGTACAGGGTACTTTGCAAAAGATGAATAAATTCAATCTTGAGTTTGTAGTTCGTCCTAAAAACGATAGGGCAAAGTTTTCTGCTGAGATTAACCAGTTACTATTAAACCAATTATTTAGAACAAAAGAGTTTAAATACAGGCTTAAAGACGCATACCAGGACGCTGTCACAAATGGTACTGCAGTATTAGGTGTTGAGTGGGTCACTGTTAAGAGGGAAGTTAAAATGCAAAAGACTAACCCAGACCAAATGACAGAGGAGGAACTAAAGGACTTTAAAGAGAAAGGTATTGTCCCTTATGAAAAAGTTACTTTAGTAGAGCCAGACGGAGTTTCTCTTGTAAACCATAGACTAGAGAACGTGTTGTTTGACCCTTCATGTCAGAGTGTAAATACAGGGCACAACAGGGCAGGACATGCGTTTGTTACAGAAGTATTAAGTGAGGACAGGTTTAAAACGCTGTTCAAAGGTAAGATGTATAAGAATGTTAAAAAGGTTAAACCTAACGCAATTGACATGACTGAAGAGGGAGATACTAGAGGTAGGGATTCATTCTTGGCAGAACCAAGTGATTACAACAAGGAATACATAGAAGTAGTTCATGGTTATGGTTATGATGAAGACTGGTACATGATTAGGGCAAACGGAATCTTTGTTTACGAAGGACCACTTCCTTATAACGATAAAGGTATTCCATTAGCTACATTAAGAGCTTACAAGGCTCCTTATCAGCTTTACGGCATCGGGCTACCTGACTTACTTATACCAGTAGTTACTCAAATAGAGCTTATTTCCAATGCTGTGTACGACTATATTATGTACACAACTAACCCTATGTTACTTATCCAAAAACAGGATTATGAGGATGTTACCAGGGTGTTAGAGATTGGAGACAGTGCCCCAGGAACTGCTTTGCCTGTTAGCGATGTTAACAGAGGGCTTGATACTGTTAAGTTCCCAAGTTTATCCGTTGATGTATTCCAAGCCCTGGGCATTTTACAAAAGGATGCTGTTATTGCAAGCCAACAGGACCCAACACAACTGGGTGTCATTCAAAAGAATGCTACTGCTACTGCAAACATTCTTAATAAGGAAATTACGGAGGCTTATGTAATGGCTATGGTAGAAAACTTCAAAGAAGACTTGGAGCAAGTAGCTAGAATGGTTGTAAGTAGAATCCATCAGTTTATGACTGAAAAAGATGTTAACAAAGCAGTCAATGGAGAAAGTATGGTGGACGAGATAGAGAATTATCAGGTTGGAGTTGAAAATAAGAACGTCGATATTGACTGGGATAACAGAAGCATAAAGATTAAGGATGACCCAGGAGAAGTGTCCTTTATCCCTATTAAGTCTGATATCTACGAATACACTGACGAAAACGGCAAAACCCTTGAGGTTGGACTTAATGATTTTGACATAGAGCTTAGCGTAGAGAGTGTAGAAATAATTAGTAGAGCCCTAGAGAAACAGGAGGCGGGTGAACAATTAGCACAACTCTCAGGATTCATGGTAGACACGACCAACCCAGCCAAGGTTGCTGCACATCCAATGCCACTTGTAGACGCTGTTTCCTTAATGGAAGAAGTGTTTGACAAGAAGGGTTGGAATAAGAAGCACTTACTTCAATATAGGAAACTAGAGCAAGATTCTGTAAATAGAGCAAAAGCACAAAACTACGAAGCGTTTAAGGGAGAAAGACCAATGCCACACCCAGGGGAAAGTAGAGAACATATTAATATTCATGTACAGTTTAATAAGGAAATGCAGCAAAGACTTGAGGTAATGAAGAAGGATATTGAAATGATGGTGACCCAAGGTCAGAATCCTCCAGGAGCTTATAAGCAGGAGTTTGATTTAACAAAGCAAGCAATTGCACTTATTAGTGAACATATTATGGAAGACAGTCAACCAGCTTATATGGAACCAATGCAAAGTTCTTTGAAGGGAATGCAAATGAGTCAACCTGCACAGCAAGGTATGGGTCAGTTAGTTTCTCAGTCTGGGCTTGGTGGCAACCAACCAACAGTAAACCCAATAGCACAGGCTGGTATGGAGGGTGGACCAGGCGAGCTAGGTGGTAGTATGGGAATGTAATTTTATTATTAAAAACATGGAAGAAAATAAATTATCAAAAGCTGAGTTGGAAAGATTACAAGAAGAAGTTAAAAACTTGGAGGGTTCTGTACTCATGCAGATTACTAAGAGAAAGTATGATTTAATGAAGGATATGGCAGCAGATATGCCTACGTACGACAATGAGACCATGGCTAAAAGAGAATTTTACAGGGGCGTTGTGGACGGACTGAACTGGTTTTTGAAAGACGTGCATACTTTTATTGGTAGAACAGAAGAGGTCTTGCAAAAGACTGAGGAATAGTTTATATTTAAAGAAATAAGAGTGGTACCTAACTGCTCTGAGTAGCACTACACCGAAGAGGCTATAAGTGGGAATTAATAATAGTTCCTGTTTATAGCCTCTTTTTGTTTAAAAGCAAAAAGATGACAACGGGTCGTTCCGTTATATAAATTAACTGTATGTTCCTTACAATGGAAGAAATAAAAAAGACAGACGACATTCAAGAGGATGTCACAGAGGAAGTAGTCGCAGACACTGCCGAGTCTGAGGATTCGTCATCCGAAACTGGGGTAGAAGATACCTCGCCAGAAAGTGTTGAAACAGAAGAGACCGAGACCGAAGAGGTGGAGGACAACTCGGAAGATGAAACAGAAGAAGGCGAAAGTTCTTTAAAAGAAGACTCTGAGGAAACGGTTCCTTTTAACAAGAACCCGAAGTTTCAAGAAAGAGTGAAGGAAATCGAAACTAAGTATGGAAAGAAAGCCCAGTTGTGGGATACACTTGCCAAACTGAGTAATAGTGACCCTGAGTTCCAACTTGAACTAACTAGAAGGCTTGAAGCTGCTGGTGAGTTACCTAAGGGTACTTACGAGATGGCGAAACAAAAGGTAGAAACACAAGGAGTCGAAAAACAAGACAATAACAAAGAGCCAGACGAACTAGAAGAGAAGGTAAGTAAACTTCCTGAGGTTCAGTTTGCTAGAGACCTAATGCGTAAAAAACAGGAGGAGGAAGCAGCTGAGGAAGCCAGAATAGAAGGAGTTTTGCGAGACTTCGAATCGAGACATACTGACATAGCAAACTCTGAAAAACCTAAGGTAATTAGAAAAAGAATAGCGACTTTAGCCGAAGGTTATGTAGAGGAGGGTATGAAATACGAGGACGCTCTTGAAGAGGCATACACTATTCTTTTTAATAAGGATAGCTTATTGGCTCAGGAGAGAGAAAAGGGCGAGGTAGAAGGGCAAATAAAGGCAGGTATAAAATCTGTCGCAGGAGCCTCTGCTGGTAGCCAGAAACCAAGTAAAGCACCGCTAAGGAAGTTAACTCGAGAAGAAGAGGAAGCAAGAATCATGCTAGGGTATTCTAAGGAAGAGTACATTCGATTTAAAGATTCTGACGGTTCTGTTGAATAATTTAAATTTAGCGACATAGAAATATGTATAACGCAAGAGTAGTTAAAAAAGATTCAGAAGCAACAGTAGTAACACTAGAAGCTGCTGAGACAATAGCAAAGAACGACTTCATCACAATCTTAACCGATGGTGAGGCAGAAGTTAGTGCTGCTGGCGAAGGCATTTTCGGTATTGCACTAGAAGCTGCAACAGATGGGAATCCAGTTAGAGTCTTAAGGGCACATCCAGGAATGGTTGTTCTTATGGATAACGATAACGCAGTGACAACATTTGCAAAGAGTCATATTGGTGCAAGATTTGACATAACAGGTACAACTGGAGCTCAATTAGTAGACACTTCTACTGCAGTTCAAGACGGTACTGATGCAGGTCAGTTATTCTGTATTGGATACAGCCCAGTTGGGTATGGATTCGATGGCGATGCTTCTATTGGTCTTTTTGAAATAGCTGAAATACAAGGTTTAACTAACGCCTTAACATAAAGTTAGTGATTGATTTAATTTAGTATTAACTGAAAATGAGTACACCTTTAACAACAATCTCTGTTTCTAATGTTATAGACCCAGGTGTTAAAAAGCACTTTGTTGACGAATATAAAGTAAACAAGATTGACTTAGGTAAAATCTTCAAAATCTCAAATCAGGAAAGCGCTACAGACGAGTTTAAGAACTACACTGGATTAGCACAACTTTCACCTGTTGGAGAGGGAGAAACCTATTCTGAGGACGTTCCTATTCAGGCTTACGGTGTTTCTCTTACCCCTGTAAAGTACGGTAAGATAATGCCAGTAACTTATGAAATGAGGAAATGGGCTAAGACAAAAGAGATTTGGAATGCAGCAAAAATGCTTGGAAGAGCAGCTGCTAGAACTGAACAAGTTCACGGAGCTTCCGTGCTAAACAACGGTTTCACCGCAGCCTACACATCATACTCTGATGCAAAGCCCCTATTTGAGGACGACCATCCAAGAGCAGATGGTGGTGCTTCACAAGATAACGAGTCAGCATTATCACTTTCTGAGACAAACTTAGAGACTTTAATATTAATGATGGAAGGACAACTTGACGATAGAGGACAGCTAATTAGCTGCTTCCCTAACAAGCTTGTAGTACCTCCTGCATTAAGAAAGAGAGCTTTAGAAATTCTCAAGAGTGATAAAAAGAGTGACTCTGCAGACAACGATGCTAATGTCTACAACGGTTTCCAAGAGTACTACGGTACAATGAAACTTGTTGTGTGGGATTATCTAGGAGCTGCAGCAGGCGGTTCAGATACTGCTTTCTATCTATTTGACGACAATGTTCACAAGCTAATGTGGCAGTGGGCAGAGAAGGCAAATGTAAGCAGAGACGAATCTATCGGATTCAAGAACGACACCATTCACTATAAGAGTAGAGATTACTTTGCATATGGATGGGGAGACTGGAGAGGAACAGTTGGTTCAACAGGTCTTTCTTAATTTGTAACTTAGACTGGCTATGGCATTAACTGAACAAGATTATCTTAGAGCAGCGAATGACCCAAAATTTATGGCAGCTCGATGGAAACAAAGGGTTGCCATAAGCCAGCAAAAACTGGACAAGTTTCTTTCCAGTAATGCTAGTGAACAAGAAAAGAAACAAGAGATTCTAATGCACAGGAAGCGTATTGAGAAAATGCGTGAAGCGCAAAAGAAACTCAAAAGGTAGTTATGGTTAGACCCGATACCTTATAAATCGGTGGTAAACCCGAAAGGGCGGTATATTAAATAACATTTAAAAGGAATATTAAAAATGGGAAAAGGAGTAAATTTTTCAAGCCCACTAAGAGTTGATGGAGTAACCAGAATTGACGAGAGTGGCAATATAATTGGTGGAATAACTGCAACAGCAGGTTCTGTTGGAACAGCAGAGTTGGCAGATGATGCGGTAACAAGTGCTAAAATTGACCCAGGAGTAATCCAGTCTGTAACAGTAACTTTGACACCAACAATGATAGTTGGGACAGATGCAGGAGATTTAGCACATTCGGCAGGTGTCGTAGCAGTTGCAGCAGAGGCAGGAAAAATACACGAATTTATCAGCGCAGTATTTTCTTACGACTTTGGTACAGCAGCATATACTGGTGGTGGAGACGACTTGGTAATAAGGCAGGGAACCACACCAGTAAGTGCAGCAATTGCAAAGGCAGACTTACTTTGTGATACAGAAGATGATATTGCTTATGTAAGTGCTTTAGCAGCGGCAGATATCAAATTAACGGCAAATAGTACAATTAATATTTTTGCAGGGACAGCTTATACACAACCAGGAACAGCAGCAGGAACATGTAAAGTACACATTCTTTATAGAACAGTAGCAGCTTAATTTAAGTAGATTAAAATACTATGGAACTTAACATAGACGGTAATGCAAAACAGACCACTGTGTATTCATGGAAAACAGGAACTATTAATAAGACTGGAACAACAGCAGGTACCAATATCACATCGATAACGGCATTTGCTAATCTCTTTGCACCATTCTCTGATTCGACATCAGTTAGTGGAGTAACAAAGACTAGAAAACCTACGAAAATAAAGGTTACAGCTTCGGCTGCGGCTTACATTAAGATTAATGGTGGAGACGTTATTACGCTTAGTGCTACAGAAGGTTTTGAAGCTGAAGACTTAGTAATAAGTTCGTTATATGTATCTGATAATGGCGGCAGTGCGACTTTAACTGTATACTTACAATAGAATAAATTAAGCTAGAATACATATGAATCTAGGAGCAATAAACCTAAAAGTAGGTAGAAAGACTCAATTGATTAACTCTAGCGGAACCTTTGTAGACGGTAATGTCACAGAAGCTGATTGTACGTCTTTTGTAAACGACAGGTACAGACAGTTATACATCAAATTTGCAAACAAGTTTCCAGAGTACGGTCAATATAACGAGCCGTTGGACTTGGAAGAAGATACAGCGTTTTACGCATTTAGCGGTCTTACAGAGGATATGTTAGTGCTTAACTATGTAGGTATCAAATATTCAAGTACAGACGAAAATTATACGACAGTAAAAAGAAGAGAAGGAAATCTACTCTTTAAAAATAATACTGACACGACAAGGTTCGATAAAAGTCATCCATATTTCAAATTTACAAAAGACACTACGGACGGTTTTGGTATTACGATAATGCCAACACCAGACGCAGACGTTACATCTGGACTATACGTAGAGTATGTAATTCTTCCAGACGAGCTTTCAGGGGTTGGTGATGTACCAAACCTACCAGACGGATTACAAGATGTTTTAGTAGCATATGTAATTGCAGATGTATGGGAGACAAAGAGAGATTGGAGCAATAGTAATCAAGCTCTTAATAGGGCTAAGGACTTAGATAAAGAGTTCTTTGATAACTATAAACCAAAGTCTTCTTTAGAGCCCGTCAAGTATGGTATTGGTAAATCATTTAATCCTTTTAATAGATAATGGCATACACACCTGAGTTCATAAAAGCAAATAAGCAGGGAAGACCTTTAGAGAGGGAAAATCAGCCTATTACAATAAGTAACTTCTCTCTTGGAACCGACCAACATAATCCCGTTACAAGCCCTACAGGGGGTATAGCACGTATTATAAACGGACGTTGTACCAGGGGAACAACCCTAGACAGGAGAAAGGGAAAAATTGTTTTCGGGGACTCAGGCGATGCGGGTTCCGTGTATATGATGGGTGCGTTACAAGTTAGTGGAGGAAGCGATATTTTCCTAAGAATAGTAGACGGTGAAGGTGCAGGGGTACAGGTCCAAAAGTACAATGCTACTACGGACGTATGGGATGATTTAGGTTCTAATATTGGTAATGCGGACGATAGAAGGGACTGGTTTGGCACTTCTGTAACAATAGCAGGAGAAGACAGGTATTATTTTACCAACGGAATTTCTGACTTGATGTACACAAACGGCACAACAATAACAGAAGTAACAGGGGTAAAAGCAAGGTATATTACTCATGTGGAAAACGTTTTGATAATTGGACATGCTACGGAGACGTTTTATGAGAACCAGCTTATATATTCCAAGGCAAATTCTCACCAGTTTTACAATGATTTAGACGGTTCCTATTCCGCTTCTACTCAGACGTTTTCTCTACCAGGGGAGGTTACCAGGATTGTAAGCTTTAATTCTTTAGTGTATGCGTTTACAAAGGCAGATGGGTTATGGGAAATTGATTTGAAGGACGATACTGTAAGACAAATTTCTACACACGGAACAATAAGTCCTAAGAGTGTAGATATTGACTGGGACGTAATGATTTGGGCGGACCAGAATGGCGTATGGGCACTACCTATTGGTGGAGATGTCCTCAAAGTATCCACAACTGTGGACAATATATACAGTCAGACTTCGGCGGAGTACATATTCCAAATAGTTGGAGGATTCAATACAGAAGGAGAATACGAACTACACCTTGGTGACTTAACCTATCAAGGTACCGAGTATCCTAATTATACGCTTGTCTATGAAATAGAACAGAGTAGAGAGTTGAACCAAAACACCTGGAAAGAAGATAGTGGAAAAGAGTTTCCTAATTGTATGGCTAAATGGACAAATGCTCTGGGTTTCACACAAAGTTACTACGGTTCAAGGACTAATCAAACTGTGTTCCAAAACGATTATGGCTATGAAGATGGCTCTGGGGTTGACATAGAACTTATATGTGAAACAGCCGACATTGAGCTTACAACAGAAAAACAAGAGGCGTTTTTAGAAGATGTTTATTTAACTTATGAGCCAAATGGTTCTGAGACTATTCCTTTATCTTTGTACGGCAGGGTGAATACTGGAGCTTGGGAATTGATAAAAAGTGTAGATTTACCTGCTGGGTCCAGTACTATGAATACTGTGCGTATACAAGGAGTCAAGGGATTTAAGGGAAGAAGCTTTGGGTTTAAAATAGTGAGCGAGGACAGCAAGTCTTTTAGGCTTTATGAGATATTTGCTACCTACGGTGTAACTAATAATGACATACGACCAACATAATGGCAGAAACTTTAACATTAGAACAATTAAGAGCTGGGGATATGCCTCAGCAGCCTACAAGGCTACCTAAGAATGAAATCAAATGGTGGCAAGTAGAAACCGTCCAAGCAGCAAAAATATACTATGGTGATTTTGCCATTAATAAGGGGGAAATGACTATTGGTTCTGGTGATAATGTTTTCAAAGCAGACAGTAATGGTATTTATCTTGGGAACAAAGAGTACGGTTCTGCACCATTTCGGGTTGATATGTCTGGAAACCTATACGCAGAGAATGTAAATCTTTCAGGGGAAATCAATGCAACCAGCGGTACGATTGGTGGTTTTACTATTACTCCTACACAAATGTATGGGGGTATTATTAAGACTGGTCAAGCAGTAGGTGCAGGTGAAAGCGGTGTTGTTATGGATACCGACGGGTTACGTGGGTATAGTAATATTCTTGGAGAAGTGTTTAATTTGCCAACGGATGGAAGTGCTCCTACCTTTAGTAGCGGTATCATAAATAATACAGTGTTTGAAATAAACACGAACGCCATTATGAGAACGTCCGAAGATGTCGGTGATGGGACTGCGAACAGTGCAGGTATTTTAATAAATGAAACAGGTTTTTATGCTACACAAGCAAACCAAACCTTAGCTAATGCGAATGTAAGAATTTTGGCTGATGGTACTGCGGTATTTAGTGGTTCTGTAAAAGGTGGAATGACTGACTTTATGGTCGGAGAAGGGTATTTCATGGGACTGTCTGGTGGTTTTTATAAAATGGCAGTTGGTAATCCAGGTGGTAATTATATGTCATGGGATGATGAACAGCTTAGAATTAAAGGTACAATAGAATTGGATGGACCATTGAACTTAGAAGGTTATGCAACTGCAAGTTTGCCAGTACCTCCAAGTAATCCAGGACTTTCACTTGCTACAGGTTATGAATAATTTTATATACTAGAATAATGGCTACAATATCAGGCTCAACACAATACCTCTCAGCACACTTTGCCTATTACATTACATGGTCAGAATCTTCTGTTAACCCAACAAACAATACTTCTGTAGTTACAGCAAGTGTTTATGTTCAAAAGATAGGAAGTTATAGTGTTCAGAGTGTGAATAATGCTCATTCCTTATGGATAGATGGGACAGAATTCACCGCAAATAATAGTGTGGATATGAACCCAGAAACAACCCCTCAGCTTTTGGTGAGTGGTTCTAAGACCATTACACACAATGCAGATGGTAGCAAGTCTATCAACATTAGTGCTAGTGGCTATATTTGTAAAATAGACCCTAGACCTTATTACACGCCTTATTCAGGTAGTGCTTCTGGCACAGCCACTCTTACAACAATTACTAGGGCGACTGCAGTATCTACCTCCGATGCGAGTTCCGTTGGTGGTACTTCTGCAACAACTGGTGGTAACGTTACTGATGCTGGTATTCCAACCTGTACAAGTAGGGGTGTTTATTGGGGGACAACTCCTGAAAGCCAGCCGAACAAAATAACTAGCGGTAGTGGTGGCGGTGCATTCAATGCAAACATATCTGGGTTAGAAAGGGGTACGACTTATTACTTTAAGGCGTTTTCGTACAACAGTAGCGGTTATAGTTATGGAACAGTTAAGAGTTTTACAACAACCGCAGCAGCTCCATCTGTAACGACTGGTTCTGTTAGCAGCATAGGCGTATATACGGCGACAGTTGCTGGTAATGTGACCGACGACAATGGAGCAGCAGTAACGGAAAGAGGTATTTGTTACAACACGACTGGTACACCTACTACTTCTGATAACAAAGTAACAACAGGGAGTGGAGAGGGGGCTTTCTCTGAGGACTTGTCTGGTTTAACTGCAAACACACACTATTATGCTAAAGCATACGCTATAAACTCCCAGGGGACATCCTATGGAGTTTTAGTTGAATTTGATACCCTAGTATCCATTCCGTCTTTAACGACCACGCCAGGGGCAACAGGGGTTACCACAGCGGTCGCTACGGTGGCAGGTGAGGTTACAAGTGACAATGGTACAACGATAACTGAGAGAGGGTTTGTATACGGTCTTAGCGAGAACCCTACCACTGCAAACAGTAAGGCTGTAGTTTCTGGGACAACGGGCACTTTGGAGAAGGAGCTCACTGGATTACAGATAGCCACTACTTATCATTTTAGACCGTTTGCTACGAACTCTCAGGGTACTGGGTATGGAACAGATTCTACGTTTACTACATTGCCTGGAAATCCATCAAACCTTAGTGCGACTAGGACTGATAAGGATTCAGTATACTTAACTTGGACGAAGGGTAATGGTGGTACGTATTCAATAATAAGGAGGGGTGAAGTAGCTCCAGCGAACATAAATAGTGAAACCTTAATATATCAAGGTACGGGTTCTTCATTCACTGATACTGGTTTGGATGCTGGTACTACTTACTATTACAGGGTTTGGAGTGCTACTACAGCTGACTGGAGTGAAGCATACAGTGCTAGTTATTCTGCGGATTATGACACTACAATATACGATTTTGAAGATACTGCTAATGCCTTGACTGACGATGTAAACCCAGCGACAGTACCTACAAATGATGGGGTTTTAAGATGTCAGGTGAGCCAAGATGGTGGAACCACTTGGAGTGCCGCAAAAGAACTTACTTTTAACGCTAGTATTACTACTCAGGATTTTGGTAATGGACAAACAGAGCTGTGGGGTATGATGACTTGGAACGGAGACCATGTTAGTGATTCGAATTTCAGAGTTAAAATTATTGGTAGTAGTGATGACAAGTCTTATCAAATATTTAAAAACTTCGGATTCTCTGTAAACTCTAGCTTTATACTTACTGGAATTAGGGTTCAGGCAAAAGCTGCGTTTGATAGTACTGATTTGTTGGTTTATTTTATTAAGGTAGATGTTTACTATGGAGACAGCCCTCTGCCAGTTGGGAAAGGTAGTTTTGCATACGACACAACATTAGACAGGCCTACTTATTACAATGGAGGAGACTGGGTTCCTGTCGGAGGGGGGTCAAAAGTTACTGTTGCCGAAACGGCACCTTCTGACCCCAAATTCGGGGACATTTGGATAGATATTAGTAGCGACTAGTTGACTACTAGACAAGGTCTATCTATAATGAAATATATTTAAATTAAGTTTAATTAAAAATGGCGTTAGTCCAAACTTGGTATCTACAAGGGACAACTGCGACAACCATAGGAGCAACTGATTTTATTCAGTTCTCAGATGGTACATTTGACAATCCTATTACTGTAGGTGCATACAACGGAGGAACTCACGTTAGAAGTTCAGGTGGTTCGAATAGTTCTTCGGCTAATTCACCAAAGAACAGTAAGTATTTAACATCTAGTACGGTAGATGTTGGAGGTGGTTCTGTATCACTTAGTACAGTAACTACGGCAAACTGTCCACTTAAGATTAATGTTTCCTATGATTCAAACATAACAATAACAAATGTTAAAATGTTTGCTTACAATGGAACAACAGAAGCGACAGCACCAACAAACCTAGATGTTTACTTAGCAGAGCAAGGAGATAGTGCGTGGGTAAACGCAGATGGTAGTGGTAGTGCTTTGACTTTAGGTGATAAGACAACAGGAGCAACTTCACACGACTTCTATGTTTTAATGAGTGTAAGTCCTAGTGCAGTTGGTACACAGAGTGCAAACAAAGTGAAATTTAGTTTCACATACCAGTAGCATCACAATTTAATTTGTAACATCTGAGGAGAGGTTATGATACCAGAAGAAAAAGTAAAATTTGTTGTTGGACTTTCCAACGGAGAGAATTTAACAGAGGGAAAAGGTATTCTGTCTAAAGTGGCAGGAGAGGATTCTCCCTGGTGGAAACTTCAAAAATATCTAAAAGACAATGGATTAAAGATTACTTCCATGTCTCTTTACTGCAAAACAAAGGTAGGTAACAGACACTACCATTTACCAAACGAGAAAAACAAGTTCAATGGGGAAATTCCTATTGGATACAACTGCTTCAGATTATTTTCTGGAGATGTTTTGGGAACTAGTCAGAATTACGAACACTATACTTGTATGGAAGCAATATACCCCGAGTTTAAGGTTCAGCTTTATGTAAGTGAAAAAGACCCCGACAAATGTCATGTTAATGTAATATCTAAACCTAAATATATGAGAACAGACCCATGGGTTAATATAGTTAAGGAGAAAAAATAATGAGTGGAACAAGTGCTAGTTCAGAAAGAGGACTTTACACAAAAGGTAAAACACAAGCATACGATGCAATAATAGCAACAATAGTAGTAGCAGGAGACGCTTCTCAAGTTACCAAGTCAATGGTTAATTCAACAACTTGGAGAGCAGGTACTTCGGGTGATTGGTTGAGTACTAGCTGTACGTTAACGGCAGGGAATACTTATCAATTCAGGTCGCCTTTGTCGGCTATGACTCAAAACTATACTGCTACTTTACCCAATATTAAGGCTGGTGTAACAATTGCCTGGGATACTACGGCAACAGCCATATCTACGGTTGGTAACAATTTTATGAGTTGCTACGCTATGAATTGTACCAACCTAACCTCCTTAGGAGTGCCTGACACTTCAGGAATTACTTCTGCGGGTTCTGGTTTTATGGCTTATTACGCCTTTGAATGTACTGGTCTAACGTCGTTAAGTTCCGTTGACATTTCAGGAGTTGCTTCTGCGGGTGAGGAATTTATGGCTTACTTTGCAATGAATTGTTCTGGTTTAACCTCTCTGGATATGCCTGATACTTCGGGGTTAACATCTGCAAGTGGTAGCTTTATGTGGGGGTTTGCTAATAGCTGTACTAGTTTGACTATGTTGGGTGTCCCCGATATTTCGGGAATCACCAGCGTAGGCTCTCTCTTTATGGCTAACTACGCTGCTTCTTGCTCTTCTTTAACTTCTCTTTCCCTTCCTAACCCAGCAGGATTGTCTGCTCCTGGTGGTAATTTTTTACGTATGTATGCTTCTGATTGCCCTTCTTTAACCTCTTTAATGCTCCCTGAAAGTCCAGGTTTATTTGCTAACTACAATATAGATTTGTATGTACCTTCTAGTCGTTTAGGTTCTTTGTACGGACACACATTAAATGCAACCTCCCAGGCTGCGTGGCAAGAACTTACAGTTAGCGGTGAAACTCTTTACACTAACTACATTCAAGCGACTGACCATGTGGTAGTTGACTCCTCTTCTGATAGACTTTTATATACAGAGGGTAGTGTTAGTGAATCTTCAGACAGAGGGTTGTTTAGTAAGGGTATTGCAAGTAGCGATTCAGATTCTGATAGACTTTTATATACAGAGGGTAGTGT